GTTATAAACTCAGAGCCCCATAACAGAATTGAACTGTTCTCTGCAGTTTACAAAACTGCTGCATCACCACAATGCTTATAGGGCAATAAAATTAGACTATTTTTTATCAAACTCAAAGAACCCGTGGAAAGATCCCCAAATATGTTCGTGAGTAGTAACATCCATTCCCATGTCAATGACTTTGTAATAACCATTTCCAAGGAAACTTTCAGTTACTAAGTATGTATCACGGCCAGCACGATGAACATAACATTCATTGCACATATTTAGTCCATGAAATTCAGTCCCATCCCAGTCAAACAGTGTATCACATCCAGTTAAGTATGTCAAGTCTTCATCACTTTTGTAATTCTTCACCAAGATTTTGTCATTGGATTCAAATACTTTGATGACTGTATCTCGGTAAGGTTCTGGTTCATAAACATACTTTTGAGTTACATGAAATGTAACGTCATCTAGTTTTTTATGAACAAGTTCAATCAATGCAAACTCTTGTGGACGAGTGAAAGCTTGATTTTGATTGTTAAAGTACCCTTCAAAATATTCAACAAAAGTTTCTAACATAAGAATTTTTTTGATTTATTTATCGGAAATAGGAGGAGGGGGACTTGAACCCCCATGGGCAATGCCCAGCGGCTTTTAAGGCCGATGTGTCTACCGATTCCACCACCCTCCCAGGTAAAAACCTACTCCTCTGAGTAGGTTTTAGGATGATACTTCAAGTACTCGTGAAATGTCAACTTCATTTCTTTTTGAGTCATTCCGCAGTGTTTTGCAGCTGCAGGTAAAGTCATAGTGCAATTGAATAAAGCTTCATTCGCTTCCTGTACATTATGTGGAGTTGTTTTTACTGGAATATCTTTCAATGAAGAGTTATTAATCTTAAGTAGACTCATATTAGATTGGTACAATTTCCAGGTTTTGTGCATTGAGTTCGGTCTTGACATAAGACTCCCACCTCATTGCATCTTCTATACTGTAGAACACGACTTCGTGTTTGGCAAGACCTTTTTTCTTAGGTTTGAAGTACTGAACTCTATACTTCATCGTAAGCAATCTCACCACGAAGTTCTGCAAGTTTAGTTTGTGCAAGAGTTTCTACACAAGTCCAATAGGTTTCACCACTAATTGGGAAATATTCATCAGTAAAATGTTCTGCAGCATCTTCCTGAAACTCACGAAGATCCTGTAGGGTCTCACGGTCAATTTGCATTGGTCATTTGTCTGGTACGATCCTATCATACCAGATGTGGCAATGGATGTCAAGTACCCGTTGACGCAAATCCTACGGTAGATGAACTGTATCTATATGCAGGACTGTAAAGATTTGTTGGCGGTTCGTATGGTGTGAAATCAGTATTTCTTATGGAAATCAAATTTTGTTTAATCGTATTAATTTCTGCATCTGTATTGGTTCTTGCTTGTAGATATGCAAATGCTTTTGTTTCCAATTTATCTCGTAACCTTCTTAATGTTTTTGAAGCATTAATGGTGTTATCAATTTGTGTTTGATACTTGGCAATTATAGCATCTCTAGAAGCTTCTGCAGCAGTAATTGCAGCATCTGCGGCACTACAAGTACCCGCAGAAGGATTTTGTGAACTGACAGTAGCGGTATCAATTCCAACTGAAGGTAGGAAATAACCTCCACTAACTGGAAAAGTTGTTTCAAAACCAGTTTCAACGATAGTTCCTTCAGTAGCATATGTTGGAGTGCCATATCCAGTGACAGTACCCACACCAGTACGATTTATGGTTCTATAAACTGGCCAAGAGGTATTTCCCGAATAATATGCAGCATAACCTGCACCTACTGCTGGTTCTGGTTCAATATCTGCACCATAAACTTCATGCCACTGAACTGGTCCAGAGGTTGATGCCGTATTATTTACTCTGACTAATGTATGACCATATCCGATACTGGAAGTACTCATAATTCCGATAGTCACTGGATCTATTGGATTATTTGAGTAATCAAATTCCGTTACAGTTGATTGTGTATTACGAATAACCGTAAAATCTCCATTTGAAACAGACTGTCCAGCACTGGTTGATAAAAGAAATGAGGGAAAAGTAGAATTAATTCCCACAGAAAATGGTCCAGTTGTAGTACTTCCTATGGCTGGAAGACTTAATCTGAGAGTATTTGTACTGAATGCACTACTAATGTAACTTCCACTTGTAGTATCCCAAACAGTTTTATAAGCATAGGTTGTCCCAACACCAACAACTGTAGTTCCATAAGCAATTACTCCAGATAGAACAACAGAACTTCCAGTATCAATTCCTACAGTAGTTAATCCACTCGTTGCAACAGTTGTCCCCAAACCAACCAAACTAATTAAAGTTGTAGACCCAACAGAAATGGATCCAGCAATTGAAACTGTATTGACTTGAAGAGTACTCGTACCATAAGCAACAACTTTTGGTAGATTTGATGGTGAAAATATAACTGGATTGTTGATATTATCAACAATCAGATCACCAACAAGAACTCCAATAGTTGATCCAACACTAACCACAGCAAGATTAGTAGATAATCCAGTAATAGAACCAGTAAAACTTTTTACAATATTTGCACCATAATCTTGATTTTGTGGTCTGCGATAGTACTTTGCACCCCAATAACCATAATCAATTTCTACCGATGAATTTTTTGTACATTGATAAGTGTAAGTTGCGTATGGAAAAGTTCTAGAATTTTGTGTGTTTGAACTTATCAATTTCCAATACAAATTACTTTTACAACCAATCGCAATACGATTATCGTAAGCAGTTTTTACTGAACTAATCGCAACATTGATCTCATTAAGAAGAGGCAATACGGATTTATCCATATTTTCAATAACTGTATCATACTTATCAATTTGAACGTCTAAAAGTGCTAGTTGATCAACGAGCATCTCTCGTTCAGCAGTTTTTTGTTCTAATTCGGCTTCTAAGTCACCAATAAAAATTGTGGATATCATAATTAATTTCTCCTATCGTAATTCCAACCAACAACCGAAGACTGATCATTATTTCCTGGATAATCTCCAGGAGTTTTTCCTTCGTACTCTGAAATATTTTTATCAGTATCTACTCGTTCACCATAAACTGTATAATAACAATTTACGGAAGCACCTGAGTTATTTTTAATGATAATCCTGGTTCCCCATTCAATCTTATCAATATATAGTTCCTGATGCGCCCCCACTGGAGTTAAATTTACTGTAATTGTTTCTGGATCTACTAATCTTCTCCAGTACTCTGGTAATTCAATTACATTTGAATTATTAAGTTTTCCTCTTACATAAACATCTGCTGTTGGACCTTCAATACAAACGTGTCTCAATCTCCACCCATCTTTTGTTGGATGTGGAATATCAAATGATTTTTTGGTTGCAAGTGCTGCAGCAACTGTAGGATTGATTCCAGTTGTCGTAGTTACATTTCCACTAATCACACCAGCTTTAACTACTGGAGTTGTAACCGTTGCACTGCAAGTCTTGGGTCCGTGAGTAATTTGAACCGCAGCTTTTGTACTTAATCCAGTAGTTACTGCAGCCGCATTTTTTGCACTTATTCCATTCTTGATAGTTGCACCAGTCGCAGTAGTTAATGCAAATCTATTAATATTTCCATATACATTTGTAACACCAGTAATATTGCTAATTCCCTTCACGTCTAGAGTGATTGGATTTAATCCAGGACCAATCATACAGTTTGCAACTGGAACTGGGGTGCCTGTACCAATCCAAACTGGACCATTCAATACTGAAGTTCCTGGTATAACTGGAACAGCAGGAAGAAAGGAAAAATCAAGTTGACCTACCATCAACTTGTTTACTTGTTTTATCGGTTCATTAGGCATTGTTAATTATAAGGAAGGTATGAACTGTTTAATCCACTTATAAGCACCAGAAAGAAAAGAATTGATAGGTTCTAGAAACACATCAGTTCCTTTTAACTGTGATGAAGAAACTTTACCAAAAGTCTCCACACTTCCTCCACCCATACCAATACTATTCTTTGCAGATACGTTTACATTTGTACTATCTATATTTGCAATTGGACCTTTGATTGTGATATTTTTTCCAGATTGAATGGTAACTTCACCACTTCCATCTGATGCGACAATGCGAATATTATTTGCTTTTAAAATTAAATCACCACCTAAAGCCTCAAGTACTATATCTCCGTGTACGGTTCTTATAAGTTTTGCTGGTTGTCCCGGTGGTACAGGATTTTGGGGGTCAATTCCAGAAAGTTCGTAAGATACTTGATTGCAAACATCCCATTTATTTCCTTCTTGGGTATATGAAAATCCTTGCCCTCCATCAGTACTAACAGCATACTCTATGTATTTTCCATCAGGACCAGGAACTCCGGATGCAACTTGAAATCCACCAGGAAACTTTTCGTAGTATTCGTTAGGTTGGGCAGTCATTTTAACAATCGCAATCGCAGAGATTTACATTTACAATTTGATCTGTTGCAATTCCAACAACAGACGCAGGATTGGAGATAATATATTGTGGAGTATATTGTATCACTGGATATATTTTAGCACCTTGTCCTGTCTTAGTATTTATGGTGACTGTCGGATAGGTTTTGAACTGTTGTTGACAGGATGCAGGATCATTAACTACTACTATTGATCCATTTGGAGTAACTATAGGACTATAGAAACAATCTCCTATTTGGATTGTATCACCAGAAGTATAACCAAGACCCGGAGAATTTATGACTATGGATGTAACAATTCCTACAGGAGTGGTAGATATTCCAGTTGCAGCTGTAGTTGTTCCTATTCCAGTAATAACATTCAAATTGGTAGGACAATATCCAGAACCAGATTGAATGAGATAAATTGAATTTATTGTTCCATCTGGATTAATTGTGGATCTTGCAACTGCACCTTTACCATAATTTGATCTATCAATAACAGTAACTTGTGGAGGTTTAGTATATCCTCTTCCAGAATTTTGAACATAAATGGATAAGATAGATCCATCTGTCGGTGAAACTACTGGATAGGCTGTTGCTCCAGTTCCATCACCTACAACAATGACTTCTGGTGGGACACAATTTGGAGCTTTTACTGACAGAGGTAAATTGGGTAGATCATTTTGAGTTTGTGGATTTACTATTGTTTCTCTGCAAGATGTGAATGGAGTTTCTGAAGATCCATAAAGAGAAATATATCCTATTGAATTGTCCGCACCACCAAAAGCTCCAAGAGCTCCAATAGCTCCCAAAACATTTGCCCATTTATCTGATGATGGTAACTTTATTCCACCAAAAGGATCCCAACTAGATACAAATTCACATTTTAATGAATCGCAACTTAAGAAACTTAATACCTGATTTAAAATATTTAAAGCACCGGTTACTGCAGAAAGAATTTGACTTGCCCCACCAGTCAACCATTCCAATCCAGCAAATAATGGACCCAGAGCATCATCAGCAAGTTCTGCAATTTTTGAAATAGCAGAAGCTGCAAGTTCTTCAGCAGCACAAGTTGGAATATTTGGAGATTTTCCAATTAAATTTTTAAGTGCATTGCAAAGAAAATCTATAAGAAGATCAAATATTTTTTCAAATATACAAAAAACAATATTTTGAATATTTTTTCCCGCTTCTTCTGCAACTGGTTTCTGTGGTTCTGGAAGAGTAATTCCAAATATACTTAACAAATCACCAATTAAAACCATTATATTGTCACGAACACCATTAATAACATACTTCAATATAGAAGCAATAACTCTTGCCAATTCACAAGCAGCAAAATGAAGATCTTCTAGACTTAATACTAGATTAAAAAGTGGATCTACAAATCCATGAATTGTACTTTCCAAACGATTGATGAAATTAATAAAACTTTCCAGAGCCGCAACCATTTTGGATATTACATTATCACCACATCCGTTTTCTCCATGATGTTGTGGAGGAGTTTGTAATTTTGCATAAAAATCATTTAAACTTTTACTATCGTAGAATAGTTGATCTGTGGGAAGATTTGGTTTTCCGTAAGAAGCACCAGCATTATTCAAAGTATCTGGTGAATTTGAACCAAAAGCAGAAGAATAGTTTGCAGAACCAACTTGTCCAGTTGCTCCTGGGGCAAGATTTGTGTTTGAATTAAATGCAGTAGTTGTAGTTGATTTTTGAGCTTCCTGAGTTTGTTTTTCTTGCGATACTGTAGTGTTTATTTGGTTATCAATTGCATTTTGATTTGAAGTAATGGTTACTCCTGCGGCGTCTGTAACTGCCTTTGCAATTTGATTTAAAATTCCTTTTGATTGGGCTTTAATTCTTGTTGGTTCTATACCTATTTGTTTAGTTCCTGCAAAATTATTCCATCCTTCTTGTTCAATATTTTCAGCGTTCTTTACTTTTTTATTTCTATAAAAACACGACATTACAACTGGTTGTTGTGCTTCTTCTCCATCTAAGAAAAAACCAAAAACAGATTCACCACCAACCAATTGATGAGTTTTTCCCAATCCACCTTGACCGGTAGAGCCATCTGAGGCACTCGCTAGTACATGAGCCCAAGGTAGATCTTCATCTTTTAATACATTGGTATCAAATGTATGATACCCTACAATTCTTACTTTACATCTATATGCCCAAGAATTATCTCCAGTATCGTCCCCATCCACTCTAGAATATTCATTGCGCCAAACTTTAGGATCGGCAACTTGTCCGATCCACCAGATAAAACCATCTTTACCAAGAAAGTTGGATTTTAATAAAGTTTGTTCAATCATCGTATATTCTACATTCTAAAGCATCTGGATTTGCGTCACAATAAAGTTCTAATCCAGTTGGATCGTGGGAATCATCTGGATGATTTTTTTTATATGATTCTAATGCTAACAATTCCTCTTCAATATGACGACGTGATTGTGAGGAAATCATTGGGTCATCTAGAATAGACTTGTCTTTTGCGATATGTGTGTCTATGTTTTCCATGGCGTTAATTAGTATATCCCGTAAGAATCTCTAATAAGTTTTAAAGCTGTTACCACTTGCCCACCTTCAAAATGATGTCTCAGTTCTTTGATAAGATATCTGCCACTTTGTTGTTTTGCAGATTGACCACTTTGAGAAGAATCTACACTTTGGAAGTCAACATTTATAATTGACCCAACTTTGAGATTTATATTGCATGGTACTGTCATATTTAGTGACTGAGTGAACAATAAATTATAACGAGAAAAAGATTTTGCCATATCTGTAGCATCTCTTCCACTTGTTGCATTTTTATTGCTGGGATCTAATGTTCCACTATCTATTGTCCTATATAAAATTCTTGTTGGACTAGAAGAAAATCCTTCTGGAGCTATTACACTTTCGGATCCCAATTTGGATTTAACTTCTTCGGAGACTTTGTAAGTATATCTGTCAAATTTGTTCTCATAAAGATCAAAAGTGTATGTGATATTTGAATATAATCCAGCTCGTAATGAAGCCATCAAATCAGTATTTTTCTCCATATTATAATTTAAAACTGTAAAATCATTTTTTGGAGATCCACCTTCTACAACTTTTGTATAAGTATAGTTTGGTATATTTTCTTTATTTGCACTTCCTACTTGACTTTTGGTGGAAGAAACTAAAGTTTCTATACTTCTAAAATTAAATCCATCTTTATTCTCATAAAACATAAATCCAGTGACACCTTTTGCAGTTGAACCACTTGTACCAGATCCACCACTTGATGTAGATGGAACAGATTTTGGACCAAGCCAAGTTAATACGTGAAATGGTTTCTTTAGAGTACCGATGAAACTATAAGAATTTGCAGTCTTTTCTATGTTTTCCAATTTATATTTCTTTGTTTGTAAGACTTTATCTAGAATATCTTTAACGTGTTGATCAATTGTTGCTTTTTTATAGTGTTCTCTAACTCTTATTGTTTCATTACTTAAACCTTCCCTTGAACATAGGTGTAATGCAAATGTTTCTTTGATACCATCTGCAACTAGATTTCCCACTTTATACACATACATTGCATAATCGCCGGTGAGAACGAATTCTCCAGTTGACACACTCAAATTAATAACTACTTTTTCTCCACCTCTAATTGGAAGAGCATTAAAGATGGAATAATTGGAAGCAATTATCATAGTTGCAGTTACACAAGGAGAGAGAAGATCCTCGTAGTAATCTAAAGCTAATACTGAAGATGATAGGTCAACATTCTTGTTTCCATCTGCGGAATAGATGGTCAATTCGTTATATCTTAAACTAAGTACTGCTTCTGACATATTCTATGCTGTTTCTAAGTTTGTGAACATGGCGGTCTTAATAAATCTATTTAATACATCACCTGCAGTTGGTCCAGAAATGACACCTGAAGATCGTGCAATATTAGGTGATGATTGTGGAGTAGATTCTACTTGTGGTGGAGCATTAGAACCTGTTATTAATGGAATAATCACGGATTGACCTGCAACTGTTGGTTGATTATACGTTGTGTATTGTGAAATTTCACTCGGACTGGTTAATTGTTGTGTTTGTGGGGCAGCTGCAGAAACCATTGCCATCAAAGTATCATTGGTAGTCTGAGATCCTGAACTTGATACTTGTGTTTGTGTCGGTACTTGTGTAGTTGGTTTTGCCTTAGCTGTAGGTACTGTTGGGGTTTTGGGAGTTACAGTAGGTCTTTGTTGTTCTTGTTTTTTTGTTTCGTTTTGTGGTTGGTCTGCACTATCTTTTTTAAATTGGGATTTTTGATCTAAATTTTTCTTTTTATCTTCTTTCTTTGGTTCTACTTTGGATACACCAGACTTACTTGAGTTTAGATATGGCATAGGATCTATATCTTGGCCTTTGGTGTCTTTTCTCATATAGTGTAAATGAGTATTTCCACCCCAGTCATAAACTGTGCCTATTTGTTGTCCTGCTTTTACTTCATCACCTATTTTTGATTGAGCCTTTATGTGTCCATAAAGACCCTGTTGACCATTATCATATTTGATAATGAGTGCATCTCCATGGTCACCATAATTATAATATTTGTCTATAATTTTTCCATTTCTTGTTGCAACTACTGGACTATTTGGATTAACTCCAATATCTTGTCCCTTATGTTTTCTTCCTCCCTTACGAGTAGATGAAAAAGTTCCTCCCATATACCCAGTTGTTGTATTAAATTGTGGATTTCCACTGGGAAGAGGGAATACCTCATCCCCAGTTCCAGTTGGAGTTGCTTTAGTTCCTTTAGTTTTATAATCAAATTCTTGATCATCTCCTGTTTCTCCTGGGCCCCAATCTGAAGAAATCGAACTACCAGGAGAAACATTATTAGATAATCTTGCAAACTGTGCAACTACGGCATCAAATTTGTTCATTACCTGGGGTAAAGTGAGTTTACCTGCTTCTGCAGCACGAGCTCTTTGTTCTCTTTCTTTTTGTTTGAGTTTTTCTTTTTCCTTACTGGTCACATCTCCACCAGTACCAGTTGCAGATTCATAAACTCTATCAGCAGCATAACCACCAAGGAAGTTTCCTGCCATACTTCCTACAATAAATCCAAGAGGAGGAACAGGTATTAATGCCTGTCCAATAACTCCACCAAGAAGACTTCCAGCAAGAGCACCACCTGCACCTGCTGCTGATTTCCCAACACTCTCTCCTTCAGCAAGTCCAGTTGCAAAATCAAGTCCCGCAAAAAGTGCATTTGTAATTCCAATTGCTTTTAATCCACCAAACTTTAATTTACCACCTCCACCCAAAAGGGGTTTTTGGGGTTTAATTGATTGACCTTCTTTATTTCTACCAAAGAAATTACCAACAAAACCAGCAATATCCAATGCACCACTAGCAACACTTGATAATAAATTACCAACATTACCAAAAGTGGATGCAATGTTTAGATTTGCTAACTTGGAGATCTTATCTTTCTTTGGTAATTTAATTGATTCGAGTGCTTTAGTTTCTCTACTCATCATTCCCAAAAAGGAATTATAAGATGTTTGAGTTTTTGTAATAGACGGCCGGGAACTAGTAAAATTAACAATATTGTTAAAGGCGGAACTTAGTGGTGATCCTATCGTTTTAGTATTTGCCATCTTATAAGTTTAGACCGTAGTGTAGTCTAGAAGATAATGTAAAGTGGTTATTGTCATTTGATGAATCTAGATAGGGAATATTAGTTCCTTTAGGGTTCATTATTGGTCTTTGAGTTACCGTATCTGGTTTATTTTGTTGCACCTGTTCCTTACTAGAAAGATCTAATGAAACCATCAATGGTTTTGAAGGTTGATTTGATCCAGGTGTTTGTGCAACTTGTTGAGATACTTGTTGTGCATTTGTGGATTTTGTAGGAGCTGCAGATACTTTTGGAGCTGTAGCTCCCGTATTGTATTGCTCCCATTTTTTTGAACCACCAGTTTTTGAAATGAAATTGGCATACTCTTTTGCCGTTATTACTCCATCTCCATTTCCATATTTCAAGTCTATATTTGAATTTCCAGAATAACCAGCAGAACCTTGTTTGTATAAAGGAGTATCTGGACTTTTACCTAGGTATGCTGGAGCAATATTAGCCATAACGACATTTTCAAACCCCTGCATTTTTCCGGGTTTTACACCAGTATTTTCCAAGTATTTTCTATGTATTCTAACTTGGTCTGCTCTGGACATAGAAGCAAACTCATCTCTTGTTTTTCCGTATCTTGTATCTTTGGGATTATTTGGATCATACATTAATTGAAAAATGCCAGTTGCCCCTCCCTTATTTTTTGCATTTGGTCTTATTCCACTTTCTGCTTGATATAAAGATAATAATTGTGAGGGAGCAACTCCTACTTCTTTGGAAAGTTTTTGTACTTCTGAAATAAATTCAGTATCCTTAGATATATCGGCAACTGGAGCATTTCCAGTTAGTCCTAAATCACCCGCCGGTTCTGTTGATGGGGGTTCTCCTGGACTTGCTGATGTAGAACTTTTTTGGGATCCGGATTGTTCTTTCTGTCCATTAGCAAAGTTTGCAATTGCGGCAGAAAATCTATCCAAAATACCATTGAATTTATCTAATATTGGACCAGAAAGACCGCCATATTGATCTCCAGTTGGTGCAGCATTAACACTACCAACATCCATCATTCCATTTACAACTTGGGATCCTAAAGCTCCTGCACCACCAGCCGCACCACCAATCAAAGCCGCTTTACCAAATTTACCAATGTTTTTAGTTAACCCTTTGGGAGCGGTTTGTTTTATTACATTTGATCCTGGAATTTTAATATCTAAGTTAAGTCCTCCACCTCCTGCAGTATCAGCAGTGGGTAGATTTGATAGTTGATCAACAATCTTGATGATCGTTTGTCTTATAATCTTTGCAATATTAAAACTTTCTTCAAAAACTTTTCTAAGAGCATCTAGGTTATTTCCAAGAGTTTTTATATTTTTTTTGTTACCTAAAAACTGAATAAAACCTATCGCATCTCTGTATAAACTTAGGAAATTCTTGAGAATATTATTTGGTTTGTCTGTTTCAACTTTAGAAAGTCTTCCTGCATAATCACTTTCTAAAGTTTGAAGTTTATTATTTACTATATTGACTACGTTCTGATTAACTGATTGTAATCTATTTTCTACGTTGTTTAGGATACTACTAGACAACGTGTTAATAATAGATCCCAAATCGGGTACTCTAGGAGCAACTGCTGCACTTCCTGGTCTTTCAAATCCAATAATTTTATTTGCAGCACTTGAAAGAATTGATTGACCAAGAGGAGCACCACCAGTAATAAAATTTGTGGCAGCACTAAGCGATGCTGGTCTTTCGTTGACAATTGCTCCTGGATTTAGTGCTGATTTAATTGCCACGGTTTGATGCCTGTTGTGCCTTTAAGTTTTCCTCTTCAATATGTTGTTTCAGTAATGCCAGATAGATGTCTCTTTCCCAAGGCATTAAGTTTTCAATCTCAGTCAATGAATATTTATGGAACTGCATCAAAGCAAAGTTAATTCTATAATATGACTCCAACTCAATGTGGGCCATAATTAGGCGAAAAAACTGGTTAAACCCTCCAACGTAACACTATTTTCTACTTTGGTTTTTGGATTAACGACTGTAAAAGTATGCGAAAGTTTTGGCATTGTTTCAAAGAACTTCTCAATCTTTTTGAATTGATCAGAGTTCATACTCTCAATAAACTCAACAAGTTCTTTCTTGGTACAATCTGCAGCAGCCCAGGCTTCTTCACCTGAGAAAATAGATTCTATGCAAGAAGAAATAATATCAAAAGATTTTTCAATTGAAGATACAGATTCTTGATCAGAAAAATCAAAATTATTCTTGATGAATTGATCCAATGAAGGATACTTCATCTTAACAACAATTTGATCATCAACTCTAATTTCGCTGGTATGTTCTGGATCTTTTTGAACGTGAATTTCATCAACATAGATTTTTACAGGAACTTCAGTAACTCCATCATCCGAACAAGTAATAATAAGTTCAATCGCTTCTCCGATTGATTTACCACGAACGTTTAGAAAAATATACTCAATATCAAAAGAAGGTAAATCTTCTACTTTAATTCCTTTTGTTAAAATACACTCTTTTAAAACTTGTTTAATTGCAAGAGTAATTTGCTTTGGATCTTGAGTTTCAAGAGCAAGAATAAGAACTTTTTCTTCTTTAACTAGAAACGGTCTGTACTTAATGGATTTTCCAGTTGAAGGCAATACAAGTTCAAAAATTGGTGTAGCAATCTTAGGTAATGGCATTGAAAATTATGTAATCAGTTAAAATTATTTAGAGACTATTGTGGGGGATAATCTAGACCACTATTGGGTCCATATGTAAGATCCACATAATTTGGTTGAACAATAGTTGTTGTTGGTTGGGTTGACAATTTATTCTGACCATCAGAAGTAACACTGTTTCCAGAATTTGATGGATTACTATTTTGAATATCACTACCTTTGTGTTTTAATGTTATATAACGATCATAATTGAATGTAACTGTTGTTTTTGTAATCGTACTTCCTTCATAAGTGACTGGAAGTGCAGTTAAATTTACGGGATATGCATTTATTAATTGATAGGTTAAAAAGTCTGGTGTATGTTGAAATGGTGCCTTATTTTGGTCACCAGACAAAACAAAATCCCTTTCAAATTTAGTTATAGCTATATTTCTTTTATAACTGGATGGATATCTGAATCTATAAAATTGTTCTCCAGATGTTTGACCTATTTGACCACCAGTATTTGCTCCTCTTGCTCCATTTTGATTATAAATTGGGTTGATAAAATTCATCCATTCTTCAAATAGACGAATAATTCCGTATTCGGAATCAACATAGAAAGTCATTGTAATTGGATCAAAAACTCTTCTACTTGCAAAAGTTTCAGTAATTGCTTGTCTACTACCAACTTCTTCTAATGTACTGAAAGAAGTTCCTGGTAATGCGGTCTCATTACACATAAATTCATATCTTAATGCTCTATTATTTCCAAAAATTCCACATTTGACTAACCAAGCATTCAAATCTTTATTTGCATCCAATCCACCAGTATTATCACCAAAATATAAAGTAACTTTAAATTGACTTGTTTGGGATAATTTCCCAAGAAGATCCATTACACTTGGAATAGTGGATCTATTATCATTAGTTCCCCTTCCGAGGGTCATCCTTGCATAGATAGGATCTATCCTGTATGGGTTATTAAAATCTGGCTTATATTTGTTATCAGCCATCTATAAATATTTTTTAAGGATTATATACTATGTATAATGGCTTACAAGGGAAAATACCGCCCAGAGAACCCAAAAAAGTATAAAGGTGACCCCACGAACATCGTTTATCGTTCATTGTGGGAACAAAAGTTTATGCGATATTGTGATCTAAATGAGAATATAAATCAATGGCAATCTGAAGAGTTCTTTGTTCCCTATCGTTCTCCATTAGACAATAAGATTCATAGGTACTTTCCCGACTTCTTTATCAAGTATACAGATAAGAATGGTAACAAAAGAACTATGGTTGTTGAGATTAAACCAAAGAAAGAAGTAGAGATGCCAGAACAAAATCCTTCAAGACGAACAAAGTCCTGGGCTTATCGTGTTCAAACTTGGGTAGTCAATCAAGCAAAATGGGAAGCAGCAAAAGAATATTGTGCAGATCGTAATTATGAGTTCAAGATCATGACAGAGGACGATTTGTATGGCTGATCAAATTTACCAACCTGGAAAGGGTATTGGAGATAAGATACTCAAAGATGCTGGTAAGAAGAACCGTAGTGGGGATTGGTATACTGGTCAGTTAAGAAATGAATTAGAATCAGTTCAAAAACCAGATAAAGACGAAGAAGATACTGGTGGTTTATCTATTGGATGTTTATACTTTTTTGGGTATTCTGCACAATCAAAGGGATTGAAGTTTTATGATCGTCAACCTTTGTCATATATCATTGATATCAATATGTCCCAGGGATATTTTATTGGTATTAATTTGCATTACTTAAATAGACAATACAGAGAGGGGGTTGCGAAAAGTCTAATAAATAGGGGAGATACCGTAGGTGTACCTCGGAATACTATTCATCGTTACTTTTTTTCTGGAGTTGGAGGAGGATTTTTAAAAGTCCCAGAAAAAGATTGGCCCTCCGTAGCATTATTACCGACAGAAAAATTTGTTGATAATAGAGGACAACCCTTCCCCAATCACAAAGCCTGGAGTAAACCCTAAGTGGCATATCAAACATTAAATTCAAATATTATTACAGATAATAATGGTGTGCCATACAAACTGAACTATGATCCTGCAAATGGATATGTTCAAGTTATTCAAGTAAATGCTGCAAGTGGAACGCAACCAATATTTTCTAACGGAACTTTTAGTTCAAATAACCCTCTTACTTCAGCACAACAACAAACTTTATATCCACAACTTCAAAATGATGTAAGATCTGCATATAATACAGTTGGTGGAGCTGGAAAGGCAATACTTCAACCATGGGCCCAAAAACAAAATCAAGGAAATGCAGCTGGAGTAAATAATACAAATCCTTCAGCATCTGTGAATGGATCTAGTACTATAACTATTGATGGAGAAACACAAAATAGTATAGAAAATTTATGGAAAGCCCTTACTGACAATGAATTTATTAAACAATTTAGTACTCAAGGAACTTTATTTGGGTATGATGGTGAAAAAATACCTGGTGTTTTAAAATATCCTCAAGATCTTGATATCAAAAATCAAGATTACTTTTTTATAGAACAATATAGATATAAAGCTCCAAACTCAGAACAACTGCTTGGTAAAGATCCCGATAAAGCATTTTCGGATATTGGATTTATAGGATTGTCAAGAAATAGTGACTTTTCTGATGGACAAAAAAATGTAATGGCAACAGTAATTCTTCCAATGCCAAATAGTGTTACGGACTCCAATAATGTTTCTTGGGGAGATGAGGGATTTAATAATATAGCAGCTGCACTAGCAGGTGCCACAAGAAGTCCAGCAACAGCACTAGCACTTTTAGGTAGTGGAGCTCTAGTTGGAGAAAAAGCAACACAATTATCAGTTTTACTGTCTGCATTAACTACAAACGGAACAATAGGTGGACCACTTGCTTTGGAATTATCAACATTACTTCAATCAAAAGCAGTAAAAGCTGCAGGTATGGCCATAAATCCAGAAACAATCCTCCAAAGAGGTGCTGGAATTATTCCAAATAATAATTTAGAACTTCTCTTTAATGGTCCATCCCTAAGATCGTTTAGTTTTCAATATAGAATGACTGCAAGAGATGAAACTGAAGCCGCTGTGATTAGAAAAATTATTCGTTCATTCAAACAAGGAATGGCTCCCAAGAAAATGAATTCAAAATCTGGAGCTCCATCATTTTTCTTAGGTTCTCCAAATATATTCAGACTCAACTATAAAACTGTAGGTAAACAAAATATTCTAGGTGTAAATAATTTTAAGACTTGTGCATTGCAAAGTTTTGGTTGTAATTATACCCCAGATGGTTTCTGGGCGGCATATGATGGTGGACAACCAGTTTCAGTCGTAATGAATATGCAATTTGCAGAACTTGAACCAATTTATGATACTGATTATCAATACAATAATGCTGCTCCACTTAGAAGTGATTTAGTAAACGTTGTTAACCCCGATTCTGTAGGTTACTGATATGGCATACTTCAGAGAACTTCCAAATTTAGAAGTTATCAACACAACTAAAAATCAAGTTTCTAATGATGAAACTATGGTGATTAAAAATCTCTTTAAGAGAGCAAAAATTCGTGAAGATCTTCTCAGTGTTATTACTGCATTTGATTACTATCAAATTCAAGAGAATGAGAGATCCGATGAATTGGCTCAAAGAATTTATGGTGATCCAGAATTGGATTGGGTTATTTTACTGACAAATAATATTGTTAATATTCAAGATCAATGGCCAATGTCAAAAAATTCTTTTGACAATTATTTGATTGATAAGTATGGATCCGAAGAGAAGTTATATGAGATCAAATATTATGAGACTTTAGAATTAAAAGATGCCTTTGGTCGTTTGGTCTTACCCGCAAAATTAGTTGTTGATGATACTTTTTATAATTCACCAATATATCAAGGAATTACGACAACTCCTGCAGGCATTACATTTCCACCAATCTACGTTTCTGGGACAACTGCTTCTGCAACTGCTTCTGTTGGTGCTGGTGGTTCCGTTATTATTTCAAATTTAAGTGGAGGAAATGGATATAGTATAAAACCGAATGTAATTATTTCCGATCCACCCGTAAGTAGTAATGCTTCTGCAAGTTGTACAGTTAATGATTTTAGAGTAAGTGGAATTGTTGGTTTAAACAGTGGTCAGGGATATAATTCAGTTCCAGTAGTTTCTATTTCTGTTGCACCCCAATCAGTACAAGCTTCAGCTACTTGTGCTTTGGGATCTGGAGTAGATGGAACAAGGGTATTTTCTATTACAAGTCTAGTCGGTGGTTCTGGATATGGTGTTACTGCACCAACTGTTACATTTGATGATCCACTTACAATTTTGAGTGGATTATTTTCAAATGAAAGTTCCATAGGAATTGGTTCTCAACTAGATGGAATGTATGTCAAATCAGATGGATTAAAACTTTATACTTCTAGTGGAATTGGTACAAGTTTAATCAGAGAGTTTTCATTATCTAATGCGTGGGACTCAAGTACAGTAACTTATGTAAGAACGTTTGATGTAACATCAGACTTTTCATATTGTAGTGGAATTGAATTTAGTGTAGACGGATCTAAAATGTATGTTTGTGGTGGACAAAGTTCATCATATAAAGTTATTCGTTATGATCTTTCTGTTCCTTGGAATACCTTGACTGCAACAAAAACTCAACAAATAAGTGTATCCGCCCCCGGTGGTGTCAGAATTAGTTCTGATGGTACAAAATATTACTTCTTAAACTTACAATCTCCAGATAGAATTCAACAATATACACTTTCTACTCCTTGGGATCTTACTACTATCAGCGGTTCTCCAACAGAAACATTGAATATAGAAACAATTGTTGGAGATAATGCGATTTATGGATTTACTTTATTTGATGGTGGAAAGAAACTCTTTGCAGTAGGTGCAGCGAACGCAGATGTTTATGAGTTTAATCTATCAACGAGTTGGAGTATTTCCACAGCAACTTTAGTTGGAACTTTATATATTGGAAATAAACTGTCAAATCCATCAGATGTCTTTATTAAACCAGATAGAACAACATTTTTTGTTTGCGGAGGAGTTGGTGATAAATTATTCCAATACAATTTAAATGCAGTTGCAAAAGGAACTGCAACCCTATCAAATGGTTCTGTAAGTCAGATTAATATCACCCAGACTGGATATGGATACACTGTAACTCCGAATGTATCTATTTCTGCCCCATATCCAGCAGAAAATGCATCTATTTCCGCAAGTTTAGTTTCTGGTCACGTTAATATAACTCTTACAAATCCTGGATTTGGTTATACATTTGTACCAGAAATAACTATTTCACCTGCCCCAATATCAAGAAAGGCAATAGCATCAGCGACTATTGACAGTACAACTGGGGTTTCAACAGTTAAACTTCTTGATTTTGGATCAAATTATCAATCAACACCAACAGTTACTTTTGATACTGCACCAAATATAGTAAATGTTAATCCAGGTGATAAGTACTATCAAAATGACACTACTTGGAGATGGAATGGAACTCAATGGGAAGAGAAACTTACAGAAGGATTTCAATATTTTGACCCAACTTCAGGAAACGTTGTGAGTGTTGGTGGATCATTTATTTCATCCCCAGTAACATATTATCAATATGAACTTGAGTTAAATGATAATAAAAGACGAATTATGTTACTAAAACCACAATACATTAGTTTGGTAATCTCGGATCTCAGAAGAATTATGCAATATGATCCATTATCACAATATTATATTAATTCTAAATTAAAAGGAACTTATAATCCAAAACTTACTGGAGTATAAAAAAGGGAGGGTTTTATCCCTCCCTTTGATTTATCAGGACTCTGCGAGTTTCTGGAAGTAACTCAGTGCGTCATCTGCATCTTCGGAATCTTCTTCGTCAGATTGTGCAGAAGGGCGAGAGATCTCAAAAGAAGGTGTAGAACGACTCGGTGAAGATTCACCACGACGTTCGGCTTCCCACTGTTGATCTTCTTCTACAGTCTCGGGATCTTGACGTGCAGGAACTTTTGCACCCAGAACATAATCAAGACGCTTCTTCAGATCTTCATAAGACTTGAAGTTCTTTGCAGCACTGAACTCATTGAGATCGTTCAGACCTTTATAGATACGTTCCAGTTTGTCATCATCATCCAACAATGCAGAAGGACGATCAAACTCAGACTTATCGTAGTTCCAGTAACCTTCAACCTTACGAATCTTCAGTTTGAAGTTAGCACCACTCCAGAAATCAAATGGATTGATAGCCTCTTCGTCTGCAAACTGTGGTTGCATTGCTTCTGTGATCTTATCATAGATCTTCTTACCGAACTTATACAGGAACACACGACCTTCATTCTCGGGGTGTGCAGGATCACTCACCACATAGATGTTGGCATAGTAAGACAGTTTGCGTTTCTGTTTACGAGCGATCTCTTTGTCAGAATCTTTACCAGAGTTCCACAGAACTCGGTTATACTCAGACACAGGATCTTTTTGTCCCATCGTGGTCAAAGAGTTCTCAATGTACCACCCACCAGGGCCTTGGAATGCGTGACTCCATACTTGTGCCCAAGGAAGTTCACATCCTTCGGGTGCAGGTAGGAAACGAATGACCGCATAACCATTTCCAGCTTTATCAACTTCGGGTTTCCAGAAACGGTCATCTCCAC